GCAGATGCAGTTAATCCTGAGCCTGCGATTGCTGCAACTAAATCGACTATCGATTCCTTTTTAGAATTACTACTATCGTCATTATCGATAAAGCCAATAAAGTCACTAGCTACATCAATAGTACCAGCTGATAAACTATTCAGATCAGTACCACTACCACCGCCGCCACCTGAAGCTGCAATTGTAATTTCATTACTGTTAGGATCACCTGTAAGAGTAACATTAGCTCCTGGGCTAATCGTTAATGTGTCAGTCGCACTAGCTGCTTGTAATGAAACACCTGCAATAGCGATTGTAGCAAAAGAGTTCGTACTGCTTCCTCCACCACCCTGTGCAACCCAAGCATAATCAGAACCATCCCAACTTAATACTTCATTATTTTGTGCAGCTGAAGTATTAATGTGTGCATCCACATCACTGTTAGTGTATGAACTACCACCACCGCCGCCACCTTGAGCTACCCAAGTATATGTGTCATCACCATTTGCTTGTAAAACGTAGTTTGCTGCTTCATCGTTTGTGATAGCACCATCATAAACAAATGGAGATAAAGGATCAGTATAGTTTGTTATGGCTCCAGCTGAGGTGTCCGCGAGTAGCTTACGCCACTCACCGTGAGCATAGTACAATGCGCCAGTATCATGAGCGTGGCCTATTGCGCCATGATATACCGAAGCATCAACTGCTAACAGGTCAGCTTCTGTGCTATACAGAAACGAGATTTTATTCGGTTTGCCGGGATAGTCGATATTCAGGTTAGAGTCGAAAAGACTAACCGGTGAATTTCCTCCCGCTGAGAAGTATAACTCATTAAAGTTATCGTTGACTTTATCGAATGCGTTTCTTAACGGATCGCCTGTTCCGTCATTTGCCGTTGATCCGATTCCTATTGTTTGCTTGGCCATAGCAGGTTTTCCTCAGAATTGTTAAAGTATTTATATACTAATATGTTATCTTGTAGTTATCTTCGAGATAGTTGTTAAGCAACACTCGCATATCCGGTGATACTGTGTGACCCACGTTATCATTCATGAATATGGTATTGCCATAGTCTACAATATTACTGTTATTACCGAATGGAACACCTGCTGATTGAACACCTCCAAAGCCTAATGCACCAGCAAATCGATATGCTGAATTAGGAGCAGTAAGGAATGTCATTCCTACGAATGTTCCTCCGTTATATGGAACGACTGTATCGTTGACGCCATTCATTTGAACAAGTCGTCTTTGCGGAATTGTCGTTACCGGAGTATCATATCCATCATTCAGGTATGCATCACCTGTAAGCTCTTCATTAAATGGATAATAGAATTGTCCACTACGATATTGATCTGTATTCGTTTGCGATATCATACAAACAATTGTATCAATAGCTGGATCACTAATTTCAACAGCGGCTCTTAATGCAAGAGCACCACCGTTACTTGAACCTACAATACGAATCTTAGTTTCATCAACATTAGCATATACCTGAATGTTTGAAACGAGCTCTGTTAGCATTTCAATATCAGGACCATTCGATGATTCGTTACTAATGTTCCAACTATTTTGATATCCATCAACACCGATTAAGATGTGGCCAGGTAAGTCGCTCGTAAATTGAGAGACCATGCCGGCACCATTGCCGCCGTTACCGTGTAGTAATATTGCTACAGGGAAAGGACCTGTTCCACTCGATGGTAATTGTACTGTAGTCGAATAAATGTGGAGACCCTGTGACCAGTTCTTAGTAATATCTAAAACAGTGTCGTTTGTAAGAACCAGTCCGCCGGTTCCTCCAGGAATATGATCGACAGTTAAATAATTACTATCAACTGTATAGTTCGTTACGGATGCTTCGATATTCGTTACATCTGCAACATCAAATGGGCTACCTGTACCATCATCATTAAACTTACGATAGAATCGCGGTTTTGTCTCGGAATCGACTTTCACCTTATAGATGAAGTCACCAAACATTTTAGTTCCGGCAAGGTGAACATTATCTCTTAGTAAAGATTCATATTGTGATTTAGCAAGAGACGATTTAATTTGGTATGAATATTCTTGGAAGAAATCACTGTCTTGTACTCGCATACCAGCTTCATAATATTCGCCATCAGGTTGGTAACCATTTAAGTGAGACGAGAATGAAGACCAATATCCTGCAGTCTTTCCTTGTGTCAGTGTTCGTATTGTTCCACCGGCACGTACTTCATTAGTGTCTTTTGTTTTTAGTGTACCTATTGCCGAGTCAACGTAACCAAATCCTGAATTTGATATTGCAACTTCTTTAATTTTACCAACTGCAAAATCTGTAATCGCATTAATCTGAGCATTATCACCGAGTACATCTCGATCATAGTCAAGTGCTGCACCTGCAATAGGAACAACAATTTGTCCTTTCTGAATTCCGTCAGTGTTATTAAACCCGTAATAATCGAATGGTAATACACTAATAAATCCATTTACATTATCAACAACCTGTACTAAACCTTGAACGTTAGTATTATTTTGCGTAATGGTTTCGCCTACACTAAACGTACTTGCTTCACCGGGATCATCAAATCTGAGTACCTGATTACGTCTTTGTAGTCGACTAAAGATCTCGTCTTCAGCTCGAGCGAATACTTGAGTTTGATAATTGCTACCTTTACGAACATTATTGAAACTACCAATTCGACCTATCGTAAATGGTTGTACATTAAACGCTTGATTCAATGGTGTCGTTAACGTAACCGGTGAGGCTGTACCAGACATTGGAGCGGTAGCTTCATAATCTGCAGCATCTAATTGAGTCGTAATATGTGGAGCAATTAAGTCTGTAATAATTGAAACTTGAGATGTGTTCGTTAAGTTTCCTACAATAACATCGTTTTCATCGTCACCACCATCAGGATAAAGTGGTCCAGGCGATGTAGCATTGAATGGACTAATCTCGATAGGTACTACTTGGAAATTGGTATCACGATCTAATGTATTAATTGTACGACTTAAATCGAACTCTTGGCCAGCTTGTGATTTTACACCTAATAGATCTTCAGTCTGACCTATTACGATTGCTTCATTACCACCCGAGTCTCGTAATCTTTCGTAAGGTATGAATTGTAAATTAGGATTGTCTACAAGTAATGTTTGTGTTGAAACCTGTAAACGAGTATTATCAATAGTATATCCATAACCGCCATCGTCAATCTCGTATCGTACATCACCGGATATTAAGTTACTTACATCTGTAACAATACACTCACCACCATCACCGAATTGAGATGTAATAGTGAGTTGATCTCCTATAGAGTTTCCTACGGTTGCATCATCAGAATTCTGATCAACTTCAAAAGCACTCAGTGAGCCAGCAACACGACCAAATACAACGCTTTCTCCATTTACAACTGCAATGACTTCGTCGTATCTTTCAAAGTTACCTTGCACTTCATCAATATAAATGATAGGAGTCTTGATTCCATTCAACATAATAAAGTTGACTTTACTTACAGCAGCCTTTGCGCCAGAAGTACTTCCTTCAATATTCTTTGAAATTAAATCAAGGTAAGTATACACCTTTCCTGATACTGATCTAAATCGATTATCATTAGGAATGATTTGTAAATAGACACCGCGTCTCCATTTACTATTCGACACCTTCATCATCTTATCAGCTGGATAAACAATATCGATATCAAATTCTTGGAAGAAAATTGAGAAGAATAATTCGATACCAGCAGGTGTACCCTTACGTCTATAAAGATCGAGAACGTTTTTAACTATAAAGTTTATTGTACTTTCTTTAAGAGGAAGGTCATGTAGAAACTTATTTTTAAAGAATAGAAGTAATTCAGCAAGCGTTGTGTCAACATCTCGGTATTCAAATAGTCGACGAGAAACATACAGAGATTGATTACTCTGCGTTTCTAAAAATTTGTAATAGTCTTCAACAAGAGCAACAAGTTCTGGACCATTCTCTTTATAGATGCCCGGAAACTGTTCCTTTATGAAAAAGGCTATATTCTTTTCGACTTCCATTTTTACACCTTAGTAAATGCTAGAACCTGTTCCTATACCAGATGAACTGACTGTTCCTACTGGAGTTGCGGTATTAATAACCGGTGCTGCTCCTTTTTCTTCAAGTTCCATCGTGATTTTGATATCAGTATCTCGTAAAATAAACACTCGCCCTTTCGGAGAAGTGTAATCACTATCCTTAAGTCGAGCCATAATCTTAATTGCGTTTCCAGTATATTCTTCGGTAGTAAAGCGATTGAGCTTAACTTCACCAGTACTATAATCAACAGTACCGGCACTGGGATTAATAACTTGAGGATTGTTCATATCATCGGTCACTGTCATCATATTGCCAAGTCCATCGTCTTGCAAATAAACACATGTACCATTTACATCGAATGGACTACTTCGTATAGCTGACTTATAATTGTCAAAGCCGTTAGTGCTACGGAAAGGATATGGTCTATGTAATTCGGCTTCAAATCTAAACGTTGGATTCGTAACCATATTAATAACAGGTGAGTACTCAATGATAGGTAGAATTTCAACATCAGCACTTAATATGCCTGCATCAACATCACTTACTATTCCAGTCAATACACTACTTCGTAAAGTTCGATTAAAGTCTTCAAGATTCTCTGTAGCATAAGTGCTCAATGCTGCCCGTGCCATACTCTCAAGTTGTGCTGCACTCTTTTCAGTATTCTTAAGACTATATCGTATTGCGATACTTGCATCAGCATATACGTATTTTGTTTGTACAAATATGGGTTCGATTCCTAGAGGACTCTTATCTCTTAAGAACGTAACATAAGCATTTGAAAGTGTCTTAGATATTAACTCGCTTTCACTACTGAGATAAACAGAGATTGCAACCTTACCAAACTGTGGAGGATCAAGCTGTTCACCACCATAAGCAGAAACAGATTTAATATCGGGGAATTTTTGCATGAGCAATACTTCATAATCTCGTGAAGTCACAGCTCGCTCTTGTATTTGAAGAGCCTTAGGAGCAAAGTAGCGAATCGATTCTAAAGTCTCTCGTTCTTGACCACCGGCTGCTGGAGTAACAGTTGTACAGCTGATGCTAGCACCTTCTACGAAACTTGCAGTAAATATGTTTGCGCCATTTGCTTCTTCACCTGAACATACACGATATCTTACTCGAACATCTTCGTATTCAAATGGTTGAAGACCAAATTCGTTTTTACCGAAGTAAACCGCATAGCGATCATCAAGATAAGGTTCAATATAGAATACTTTATCAAGAGGTTCTACACCATATATTGTATTTGCTCGTGTAAAGATGTTTTGATCTTCAGTTTCTTCCGCATCTACAAACACGACAATCGAATCAGTATCAACTTCGTTGTTTGTTAACTGGACTCGAAGTACTCCATCAGCATCAATAATAAATCCTTCACGAGTAAAGCTAGCAAGCATTTGACCTTCGTATAGACTTACGTCTTGAGCTACATAAACACCTGGTTCAGTTCGCTTTGCAACATAGGTTTCGTTAGTAACAAAATTAAATTGATCACCTTTAAACGTAGAACCAAAGTTAGTATATGTAGGAATAGTAAGTGTTGAAGGACCATTTTCTACGAGTGAACTATCTTGAATACGAACATTAACGACTGCAATCGCGCTCTTACGAGATCTTGGTAGATAGTTAAGCTCTTTAGCATGAGAAACAACACTATTCTTCATTACAGCAGAATCAAGGAACATCTCGTTGATTGCCATATTCGTATAGAAGTTATTTTGAAAAGTATTATATGCTAGTACATCCAACAGAGCGCTCATGTTCGAGCCTTCAAAGTTATAGTCTTTGAATTGTGTCTGGGTTGCTAGGTATTCTCTTAGCTGAGCTTTTACTCCATCAAAGTCGAGTTCGGTGATGGGTGTTTTTACGCTGGCCATTTATCTTATCCTTTCTAAAATAACGTCAAGTTGAATGGGTGTGTCAACATTACGTGTATTAAATCTGACTACAATTGAAACTTTGTTATCATCAAAAATTGATGAAGCTGAAACATCGATAAGTTCAGCTCGTGGCTCATAAGTTTCAATAGTCGATTTGATTCGTCTTTCGATTCGTTTAAGTACTCCTGGTGTTAGATTTTCAAATAACAATTCTCGTATTCCAGCCCCTAAACGAGGCTGCATTAACCTTTCACCAGGATCGGTTAAAATTAAATTTCTAAGAGATTCTTTTACTGCGTCTTCGTCTTTTAAAAGTGCAATGTCTTTTGAGACAGGACTGACACGCAAGTCTTTATGCATGTCTGAATACAGACTTATCTTTTTAGTTTTCGGCGTTATTAGAGTAGCTGTCATTGTGCCATTTCTCTTATGTCAAGGTGTATATAGCCCTTGTATTCTACTACGTGTTTAAATCCACTACGGAAAGCAATCTCGCTAAAACGTTCTAAGTCAAGACCTTCGCTTACTATATCTATAACTAAACCACTTAGATGCGGTGAATCCTTATCCGCACCTATTTCCTCATTGTATTCTTTACTTCGCCATCCAGCCTGAATGGTGAATGTTTGATTCAATTCTTTTTGCACTCGCATCAGGTATACTTTAACATCGAGATCAACTCGAGCGTAACCATCAGGACCAAGATCTTCTATCCAGTCACCTTGTACCTTAATCCTTTCGTCTTCACCTGCCATTACTGATCCGCAACGAGGAAGGTCTTGATACTCTTCTTTCGTTATAGGCGGTACAACAACCGGTTGGCGATTGCTTGGAGTGATACGAGGTTCACCACCTGTACCATCCCAGAGTTCCTTTAGACTATTTATCTTATCATCACGAGCTTCTGGAGAATAACGGATCGCGCCGGCCGCTATCGCAGTAGATGTTCCTATTTTACCCATGTTTTGAATACGTCTTACAATTCGCTCGTAGTTCACTCCAAAGTTATCTAGAGGACGATTAATATCTTTAATGAGAGCTTCGATACTTGCACCGAAAGCACATATACGAGCTACCATTAATTGTACACTCTCAAGATCAATATTTTCAATTTTACTTACGAAGTAATCGATACCAGCTTCAATACGTTTTATGAAATCCTTTTCATTATCAGGAGAAAGAGTTGTACAAGATAACTCGCGATAAGTCATAATTTCTTTTACTGCTTTAGTACTTGCTTGCTCAAGTGTTAATCCTAATATGTTAAAGTTTTGAATTGCATCTCGAACATCTTGAATCACTGCATTAATAACAGCTACAATCTTCTTTCGTATTTCTGCAATTAGTTTATCAATAATTTCTTGTTGAACAAACTCTGCGAAACTTTCATAGCTTCGAACCTTAGCTATAAACTCTGCGGCATCTGTAAGTAGTCCGTCGATCGTACCCAATAAAGAATAAAAAGAATCAATTGCACCGAAGAACTGTTGTAACGTATTACATATTCCACCTAATATACTATCAGCAAAAGAATTCTTATAGTAATTATCCATTTCTCTTGCGAGCTTTTCGTAATTATTTGTATTCGTAATCTGATCAGGTGTATAGTTATACTCTTGCATGAACTCGGCTATTTCGATATTCGTAATATTACCTCTTACGTATCGATCACTTAAGTCGTCGTATTCACCAGTATAGCTTTGTTTAAAATCACCATTAATAAACGGAGCAACTTCGTAAAAAGCATTTCCATAACGATTAAAAGCAATTTGTACCGGATTACGTTCTGCATCTTGTTTAATGTTATCTGCAATTTCTTTTGCAATTGCATCAATCTGATTTTCATTATAGACGCCGTTTCCGTCGACAACAGGCCCAGCAACTAATGCTAAATTATTTAGTGTGGTTTGATCTGTTCTATCAATACATTTAGTTGCCATGTCTTTTCCTAAATACTGATTAGCGGTTTGTCAGCTGAATCATCAGCTTCTAAGTAACCCATCGAATATCCCTTAGCGTAATATCCGTCTTGTACAATGCCGGGAACTGGTTGGCTTTCAGCCGGTGG